ATCCTCGCTATAATAATGAAGCAAAGGATAAGGCTCAGAAGAAACACAGCACCCTTTAATATAATTCGCATTTTTAAAACTCCTCTCTTATAAAGCGACCACCCCCAATATCAATCTGGAAGCGTTAAAGTTACATCTTCTCCCAGATATTTCCCTCTACATTGAAATCGAGAAGAAGAACCGGCTCGTGCCTTCCGTCTTCGGTCTCCCGCTCGACTTCTACAATTCTGAAATTGACATATCCGTCCGGACCATCGGCAGTCCAGCCCACAATCTGACCGGCAGGTGTACGGGGGAGATCCAGATCGTCCAGAACCTCGTTCAAGAACAGATGCCCACGTGTCTGAAGCTTATCGTTGGCAAACGCCTGCTGCGCCTTCAGGAACATGCGGTTGTAATCCTGATTGGTCTCGTAATTGCGGCTCTTCGAGTCAAAGTAAACAGCATAATCGCTCTGAAGATTGGGGTCAACCACCTGGACTGTTTTCTTTACCTTCTTTTCCTTTCCGGTTTCAGGATCTACCTCAACCTCTTCAAACTTCTTCGCTTTGATGTTGTACTTCAGTTCCTGGTCTACCTGCTCGCCAAATCGCTCGACTACTCGGCTGCGGTACTCTTTAAAGCTCTTGTCGATAGCCGCATAAGCCGCGCCAAGCGCTACATTTCTCTTGCGAAGAATGTTGTTGGACGCAAGGATGCTGGTAATGGACAGCGTTCCGAGAATAACGGCAGGAGCATACAGCTTGGCAAACTTGATGCCGGTCTGCACATAAATGATGGTGAGGTCTTTTTTGGAATCCTCAGCGGAATAAGATTCACCCGCTTCGGTAACACCGGTTTTCGTTGCGGTATGAACCTTATCGATATCGTTCTTGGTATCCTCCACAATCTTGTTTACTTTGGTTGTGGCTTTGCAAGCGATAATGGCGCTTACAACCGTCCCCGCGATTCCGGCCACTACGAGAATCTCAGGGCTGTGCTTTCTGACCTTCATCATGGTCTTATTCATAGCGCCGCTGACGCTCTTTACAATTTCGGTCTTATTTTTCATAGTTTTCATTCTCCTTTTCGAGTTTTCTGAGATGGTCGATAAGATGCTGTGTATACCACATAATCTTTTCGAGGTCCTGAATGCCGTTTTTCTGTTTCCAACGGCAGGCATATTTGATGATATTGCCGGTATCGGTTGCTTCGATGCCTTTGAGGTCAAAAGTAAAAGCTTCTATCACATCAATAACTTCCAAACCGGTTTCAGATTGATAATGTGCCGGGTGCGACACCATTTTGTCAGGGGATTCGTACATTACTCTTCGTCCTCCTCACAGGTTTCACAGCAAGGGATATAGATTCTCTTTCGTTCCTTAACCGCAATCTGGCAGCCGCATGAAGGGCAGTCAAAAGTATCGTACAGTTTTTCCTCAGGTTCCGAGCCAAAGGCTACTGCTAACCCGCTTTTTCCGTTGTCGCGAGAAATATAATGACGCTCTTCAACAGCATTGAATTTGCATCCGCAGATTTTACACTCAAGCATATTTTTTCTCCTTTCAATTCAATGGTATGGCTCTTGGAAGTTTCAAAATATAACCGTCCCGAACCCTTACAGCAGTTGCTCCAGCAATATTTGTCCAGCCGTAACGGTTCATTGTGTAGTTGTCGTTCGCAACATTAGCCAAATCATAAAAATCCGACACGCTTACCATACCGTACTGGCTGATAATATCGTTCATGGAATCCAGCACCGCTTCCGCATCTCCGCGAGTATCGAACAAAATATCATCGTAGTCAAAATTTGTCCGTCTGATAGCGGAGCCGGCTCGGGTGCGTTCGCTTTCCCGTTCGTAATAATTCCGATACGATACTTTGGAAGCAGAACCGTTTTTTCTTGTTCTTCCTGCCTCACCGTAAAGAATCATATCGATTCCGGTAGTAACGATATCGGAAATAGCCTTTTTAATTGCCGGCACAATGACTTCCAGCAAAATATAAGACTTTACATTGTTGGCGTCCTCGGCAATGAACACATCGGCGAATTTCTGCATTTCACCCTTTTTTCGGGTTTTTGCTTTTCCGCTGATGACCGCCTCCACTTTTTTCTCAGACTGCTCTTGACGAGACTTATCTGAATTGGTTTTGTATTCCTCCACTTAGGTTTCTCCTTTCTTAAGCCGGGATCAATTTGCCAGGCAGAGTGATTTTGGTATTCGGCGTCATGCCGTTTTCTTTTTTATACCGATAAGCAAGATTGCTCTTAGCTTTCGCTTCCGACGGGGCGTAGGTAGACGCTTTCCAGCGATTTTGCACGCAGTTTTCAAAACGCATGACTGGTCCGTCGTAGTAATACGCTTTCATTCTCGTACCCTCCTTTTTGGTAAAAAGAAAAAAGGGAAAGCACCTTGTTTAAGGCACTCTCCCTTGTCCGAATTTCACAGATTCAAATTTCAGTTTTCTTCTGTAGAAACGTCTGCTTCGTCAACAATGATTGTCTTCTCCTCAGCAGCCATCTTTTTCAGCTCGATCTGGGTTTTGATATTCGCAATCACCGGTTTTGCTACGTACTTATAGACTACAAAGCCTACAATTACGCTCAAACCAACGCCTGCTGCAATCTTGATACCCTTGCTCATACCTGTGTTTTCAATGACTTCCTCAGTAGTTTCGATAACCTTGTTGTTCATGATCGCATTGTTTTCCATTTTATGTTCTCCTTTCAAATTCTGAAAATGTGGAACTTCTTCCATTAAAGTAATTGTAATTTTCGCGCGGTTTTCTCAGTGATGTCGTTACCAGGAGTGATAATCGTAAACCGGCGCAACCCGATAATCAATAACCAGGCAAGGGGTGCCGTTCGCGTCAAGATGGGAACTAAAATCAAGTTCGATATATCCCTTTTCGATATTCCAACCCAGATCATCTCCCAATTTCGTCCCGTCTAATCCGAGCGCATAATAAAACTCGTTGAGCGTTACATACATGTCATCCCGCATTTGCCGGTTCAATTCGTTTACGGCTCGGGTGGTGGTATTTCTGTCCGACTTAAAATATCTTCCCGAGATAGCGTCATAGCAGATGGTATTTCCGCCCTTTTCGGTCAGAATCACTTCCCGAACGGGATTCTTCACGATTTTTTCTTTCGCCATCGATTCCCGTATCGTCTGCTCCTTCTTATCGCCAATCGCCTCCACGACCTTTTCCTGATATTCTTTTAAAGTCGATTCGGAAAGTGTGTAGGCAGTTGCAAGCGCTGCGTTCCGACGCAGATTTGTCGAACTGGCGCCAATAAGACAGAAAACAGAAACTGAGCCAACGATTGCGGCCGGAATATAACAAGGCCATGCTGTCTTTACGATTTCCTTTCCGCTTAGCTGGTCTGTTTCAAGTTCGTCTTTTTTCTCCTCGATAAGAATCAGCGCTTTTGGCGTTGCCCTCACCGCCATGACTGTAGTTGTAATCATTCCAGCAATGCCGATACCTGTAAGTATCTCCGGACTATGCTTTTTCATCGCCGTCCGTACACTCTTGGCAATGCTGGATAAACTGTGTTTTCCCATTTGAGTTCTCCTTTCTTATTCAGAAACTAAGTCATTTAAAAGTTTATCGACTCTGCTTTTTATTTCGTTTTTGCATTCATCAGACTGAAGATATTTTTCCATCGATTTTAAGATGCATTTTTTAGAGACAACAAATCCGCCGGCTAATCCTGCGAATACTCCAATACCGAAAACAACACGCAACTTACTCTTCATGTTTTTCTCCTTTCGTTTAAACAAATAACAAAATCAATTCTTCGGCTGTTTCGACCGCTGTCTGAAATATCAAACTGCGATGCTCGTCCTCGCCGTAACAAGCATACATAGCCATTTCGCAGATAAAACTTTCGATAATACAGATAGGCATTTCAAAGGGCTTATCCATAATTCGATTGATAATTTCATAAGCGGCCCATTGCGAATACGACCGTTTTTCAAATTCGTCTTTAGGCCATGAGAACGACGGACTGAATAAATGCCGGTCTACATATTCCTTGATAATCGAAACAGCCGTTTCCGAATCGCACACGATAGCTTGTCGAGCAAAGAAAAAGAGCCCCTGTTAGGACTCTTCCTCTTCGTCATTAAGTGCGGCGAGCTTTTCGTTAATGCGTTCATCGATTTTCTCTTCCATTTTCTTTTCGTTCACCCAGTCGGTTAGCAGTGTTGCTCCCATACCTACTGCGGTGGCGACAATACCAAGAATTTTTACCATTTTAGCGTTAATCATAAAGCGCTACCTCCTTTTCATAATACGACTTGTAAATTTTGCGGATTTAAAGATCTTCCATCCATTCGGCGGTCGGTTCAAAAACCATGTCAATAACAAAGATTTCCATCCCGTCTTCCAGCGTTAATTTATGGTGGTTGAAATCAATCCAGTAAATATCGCCGTTGCAGGATGACCAACCTACGGTTTCTCCAAATTCGGTTTTTTCAAGCCCAAGGAACTCATAGAAGTCGTTCAATGGGATTACGCCTTGAAACATAAAATTGCGGTTCAAATGGTATTCCGCCTCTATGACCTTGGCGATGGTTGTCTCAAAATACCTCTGGGAAAAGCTGTCGTAGAAAGTACGAATTATCTCGGGTTCCATTCCTTCACCAAAGTCAAGACTCGAACTGCTGATAAAGCTTGGTGACGAAATATAAACGTCCTTACACTTTTCGCTCACTATGGAATCCACAATCGCATTATGTGCCTCTTCTCCGTAAAGCTCTTTCAACTTGTCCTTATATTCCTTATAGGACTGGTTAATAAGAGCGTAGGCGCTTGTTAGCGCAGCCTGTTTTCTGCTATTAAGCGCATTGGCTCCCATAATACAGGCTATCGTGGAAAGGCCAAAAGCAGCAGTTGGAATATAACATTTCCACGCTGACATAAACGCCTCTTTTCTGGTGTAGGCGTATGGATCTCCATCGTGATTTTTTCTGCTGTCCGCTTTGACAAGTTCTACAGCTTTTGGAGTAGCTTTAACGGCTGTAACAACAGTTACGATTACTCCTACGGACGCTACGCATGACAAAGCAACAGGAGAATATTTTTTCAAATATAGTCCCGACTTGTGGATCGCCCTTTGAATAACAGGGGTTTTGTTCATGTTTTTCTCCTTTCGTTCATCTCATAGCTCTCAGTAAATCCAGGATATCTACAGCCATGTTGCCGGCCGATTTAAATATTTGGCTTGTTCTCGGATTTACTTTTGAATAAGCAAACATCTTCACCATGAATTCGTGGGCGAGTTCACAGAATTCATCGATTGATCCCGATGTTCTCGGATATATTTTTTCGGCGATAAAATCTCTGAGCTCGTCGACAGCCCATTGTGAATAACTGCTTTTCTTGAATTCCTCTGTCCATTTTCCGAACAACGGAGGCATCCAAGCATCCATGTGATACATGTCATACAAAATTAGTTCAAGCTGATCGATGCTCATGGTCTTCTCCTTTCGTGAAAAAATTAAAAGAGAAAGATGTAAGCCAAGCATAAACTTACTATTATGGCAACCTCAACTATCCTAATCGGTTACTCTCTTTCCCTCATAATAAGCGTTGTAATTTTCGCGCGGCAAAAGAAAAGAGCCGTTATTAGCGGCCCTTCTCCTTACAAACCAATGTTCTTTAAAATTTTCATAAGTTCGTCTTTTTCGAGTTCAGCATCTACATCCAGATGGACATGTGTCTTTCCGTCAATAACCGTTGCGTTCACCTCATTAAGTTTGAGTTCCACATCATACCCAAACTTCTTTCGGATTAGCATAGCTATCAACTTCGACAGAATGCCCGTCGTGAATTTCGACCCTATTTTCATTTCGTCCATACTCCTTTTACTCCTTTCAAATACCCATTGATTTCCGTAAAAGAAGATGCGATTTTTGCGAACTTAAATTTCCCGTCTGTCAAAGACTGTTTCCCATCGCTCCCGTTTGATAGGTTTCATTTTCAGCGCCCACATAATTTGTCGGACAGTAACGGTGGGGTAGAGGCCGTCTGTACAAGTTCCGGAACGGGCGTCAAAGTATTCCCGAAAATTGGGGTGCAAATATAAAGCGTCGGTAATCCACGGGTCAACCTCACTCCACCATGTACTCTTGGTTTCCGCATCAAATCTCTGCTGTATCACGGCCAGTCCTTTTTCTCCGATCGTGTATAGCGTGCAACTGTTGTAAACGGGATGATCGCAAATATAACGGCTTCCGTACATAGACAGATAGATTTCCGGTTTATCAAAATGGTATCTCATATACACCACCAAAAAGAAAAGAGAAAGAGCCCTCGTCAGGACCCTCTCCCTTTTGCTAATAATCTTATTTAATCTTCGTCAAATTCTCCGCAAACCTCTTCTCTGGTAGGATACAGAGCTTCATATTCCTCATCGTCTTCCATTCCGTACCGTTCCAATTCTACGGAATGGCCGCATTCGAGGCATACTAATATATCTTCCCATTCATCCTCGAACTGCATCCTTGCTCCGCATTTACTGCAAATATACCTGCCAGTAAGTAATGCGTCCTTTTGCGCGTCGTTAAAAAAGCTCATTGCAAATTACCTCCTTGATACTGTGTGGCAATTTTAAGTATAACCGCCACCTTTGAATTATCAAGAGATAAAAAGCACTTTTACATCTCTCATAATAGTGGATGCGATTTTAACGGAGAAAAACGAAGAGGCCGTGTGATATCCACGAACTCCTCGTTTCGGAACCATTTTACTTCTTGGTTGGTTTAAAACGGCTAAACAAACCTCTGAATGTCGTAGAGGTATAAGTTCCTTTCTCTTCGAACTTGAATCCCTTTCGCATCCAGAATGCGTAGAACATCAACGGCAGCACAAGCTCGGCGGCTGCAATACCAATTTTGACATACCGATCTTTGACATTCTCTTCAATCTGAGCAACCTTAAAGCCCTCATCGCTTTCACGATTCTGAGTTTTGTCCAGATACTCCATTGAAGTTTTGTCTTCATCGAGCTTCACCTTGTAAAGTTTCGCCAAGCTTTCCACTGCTGTAGAGTGTTTTTCGCTTCCTGGTTCGAGAGAAGCCAAGTTTTCGATTTGATTCTTGATTTCCTTTTCCAACAAATTTTTAATTTCTTCGCCCATTTTGCATTTCTCCTTTCGTTTACTGGGTTCCATAAAAGGAAGTGTTATTTGTGCGGAATGAAGTCTTTAGCCTTGACTCTCATCACGACATACTTTTTTGAAACTATCGCTTCAACCCGCTTCGATAGTTCCAAAAACAAAAAAGGACCATCCGGATCTGAATGATCGACTCGAAGCGTTCCGACTAAGAAAAGTCGAAATACAATACCCGTAAAAATGGCGCCTACCAAAACGCCGAGAGCAAAGATAATTGCCAAGTTCATGTGCGTCCTCCTTTTAAAATGTTTTTCCAAATTTTCAACCCGGGGAATTTTTCAGATATCAATTTAACATGTTTTTCCGTCACCTGCGTACTGAATTCTAATCTAGGATAAAAAGAAAGAGCCGTTGTTAGCGGCCCAATCTTTTTGCTAGTAATAGTAATGGCGATAAGAAACTTTGTTTTTTCTTCGTTTTCGAGGAATTAGACTAAATAAGAAGTCTATTAAGAATTCTCCAAATTTAAATCCAATTCCCGTTAAAAAAGCTAATACAAATAATTTCATATGCTTACACTCCTTTCATAAAGGAGCTTGTTATTCTTGCGAACCCTCATAGACGATTTTCTTCCTCAAGTCAGACCAGGTTATATAGCGCTCTTTTCGGCACACTGGGCAATAGAACTTACTTACCTTACCGCCTATGTCTGTCAGTTCGGGCAATTGAACCGATATACTTTCTTAACAGCCACATCTACAATCTTCACTCTATCACCCTCTTTCTTGGCTGAGCAGCCAGAAGAACCGTCTGTACAAGTTGTAATAAGTATCCTTGCAGCATGGGATAGAAAATTTAACCCTCATGTAATCATAAGAAACCCCTTCCGTTACACCTTTCAAAATATAACAGTAAAGTTCTTCGTCTGCTTCTTTGGCCATCCGTTCGACCATGTCCATCCGATTCGAGTAAAACAGCCTTGCCATCGCGCATTTAGCAACCGGATCGCTGATGTTATTTGTCCTGCTCGGCGGTATCAATTTCGGCCAACTGCTCGGAAACCCATCCAGCATGGCATATGATTTCCGCCATATCGGATACTGTAGACAGAAATGCTTCAACTCGTAATACCGGTGTTTTTCAATCCAGTATTGGTTTTTCTCAGATACTTCCGGTCTTATCGTTGTGCTCATACCCGTTCACCTCGCCAGACATAACCCGTTTCCTGCCATAGTAACTTTGGAGAGATATAAAAGTTGATTCGTCCGTATTTCGAATTCATCTCTTCCAGATTGGTGATAAGTTTTCCGTTCCTGGTTGCTTTACCGATGGGCAGCCATCCAGATATAATGCCGGCTCGAATCCATGAAGCGTCTTTTCCATAAACCCTCGCTGCTACGGCTACTGGTACTGAACCAGATGCAAATATAACTTCATCCATTGGCTTTTGCCTCCTTTCAACTGCTATTCTAGGTTAGAAACAGCTTTTAGTGAAAACAACTTAGGTGGAGACAGCCGCCATCGGATCATCGTCATTTCACAAGGGTAATCTTCAAAGCCAAGCGTTTCGCAGGTAATAAACCCTTCCAAAACACCGATGATGATTTCTGCTTCGTACTGCTTGTATGGAAATATAAAGTCCGGAAGTTCCCGATGCATAGCGCTGCATTTTTGGCATCGGAACCTTCGAATATCTACTTTGTTTTTGACGCCGTATTTCGTCCGTACAATCCTTTTTACGGTGTCGTAATATTTCAACTGCCCGCCACATTTGGGACAGGTTGATTTGCTGTCACTAATCATATCTCATCTTTTCCTCCAATCGTAGCAAGAAAAGTTGTTGTGTGTAGGAGTTGACAATTCCTATACTTATGATATATGATTACTAATAGCAAATCAATGGAAAGGTGGTCTTTATGCTTATAAAATGTCCGGAGTGCGAATTGCAAGTAAGTGATAAAGCTGTTTCCTGTCCGCATTGCGGATATCCGATGCAGACAAGCACTAAATCAAGAAAGCCTCGAAACAAAAACAACAAGCGACGCCGTTTACCAAACGGGTTCGGACAGATCAGCGAAATTAAAAACCGTAATCTCCGTAATCCTTTCAGGGCGATGGTGAGTGTAGGAAAATCAGAAAACGGACGCCCAATATGTAAACCTCTGAAACCGGAATCCTATTTTCCCACCTATAATGACGCCTATGCCGCTCTCGTGGAATATAACAAGAACCCCTACGATCTTGAGCCGTCTCTTACTGTCAAAGAATTGTACGAACGATGGAAACCGGAATACTTGAAAACTCTGAAGAATGAAGCGAGCGGCAGAGCAGTAGAATCCGCCTGGGGATATTGTTCGTCCGTGTACAGCATGAGAGTGATTGATGTCCGAGCGCGTCATATAAAAGGCTGTATGGAAGAAGGGATATCCGTAGTACGAGGAAAAGAACAAACCCCGAGCGCATCAATGAAGAACAAGATTAAGTCACTGTTCAACTTAATGCTCGATTATGCCTTGGAATATGAATTGGTGGACCGCAACTATTCGAGAACGTTCAATCTAACCGAAGAAACCATCAAAGAAATTGTAACGGTAAAGAAAGAGCACATACCGTTTACACAAGAAGAGATGGATTTGCTCTGGCAGCACGTAGATGATAAAATGTATGTAGATGTTATCTTAATTCAGTGCTATTCCGGATGGAGGCCACAGGAAATTGGTTTGCTGGAACTGAAAGACGTGGATCTTGAAAACGGCACATTCAGCGGGGGAATGAAAACCGACGCAGGTACTAACCGTGTTGTTCCAATCCACTCGAAAATAAGACACTTGGTAGAACGGCACTATAAAGAGGCTCAGAAAATGGGAAGCGTATATCTGTTCAATTACGCTAATCCAAGCAGCAGGGTCAAAAATACGGCTTTGACCTACAACAGATATCAAAAGGCTTTTGGAATGATTCGGGACGAACTGAAACTTAATCCGGAGCATAGACCCCATGACGGACGCAAACACTTTGTTACCATGGCTAAAAAATACGGCGTTGATGAATACGCCATTAAATATATGGTAGGACATAAGATTTCCGATATAACCGAAAAGGTTTATACACAGAGAGAATTTGAATGGCTAAAAGACGAAATAGAAAAAATAAAATAGCTTGTATTTTTTGCCTATAACAAAGAAAAAGCCTCCTCGCAGCGGGACGCCGGTTAAGGCATCCGATACCACAAGGAGGCTCTCTTTTGTATAGGAATAAGTGTATAGGAGTAATGCAGGAATGATAGATGAATTACCTACATTTCTCGGCTTTTTCTCACATCTAACTGCTCTTAAAACCGCGTATTTACTGGGCTTTAGCAGTGGGTAAATTAAGGTAAGTTTCTATATTAGAAGCAAAATATCCCGTAATTACTGGCTTTTTGAGCCAAAGTGTAGGAATAATGCAGAAATAACCTACACGCAACGGCTTCAAATTGCATCTTATTTCCCATAAACCACGGTCGAAGTGATGTCCTTCCCATCTGCGGAAAAGACCTTTGTAAGACGGGCAAGCTCCTTACCAGCAGCATCCGTAAGAACCGCTTCCATGTTAAGCATGTTATTCGAAAACTTCTTAACAAGCTTCTGTCCTTTAGAGTCGGTAGTAATAATCGTGCTGCTATTGTCAGAAAAAGACCTCACAGTACGACCAAGTTCATTCCCGTCCGGATCAGTTAGAACCGTGATACAGGTCAAAAAGTCATTTGAAAAAGTCTTAACCAGTGTTCGACCCTGTGAATCGATTGTGCTGATGATTGTACCATCGTCCGAAAAATGTTTATAGCCATCCGTTAAACCGGCTGTAAGAATTCGGTCAATTTCATCGTAATCATCGCCAATAAACTCACCGGTAATCATTGTACCATCGGCTTGATGAGCTGTAAATCCCTTTTTAAGAGTTTCTTTGCTGACGGTATCGGCGGTCAGATCGATTAGTGTCCGGCGATTGTAAACGACCTTATTTACAGCCATTTACTCTCACCCCGCAATCGTTACCGTCACTCCTCCAGCAGGATTATCTGCTTCCACATAAGGAATAGCTTCAACTTCTACCTGAGACAAACAGTTATACTCTGTATCAGGCAGAATCGTCTGCTTCGCGGTGGACGGTGTAACTGTCTTAGCCTGTGGTTTCATGTTTTCCGAGCCGGACATTGTACCCTCAACGCCGAGGATAGTTACGCCCTCTCGAATATTGTTGGCAATCAGCTTGCCTTTTTCAGTTGCGTCGATTCCCACTTTACCGCTGCCATCGTGGAAACCCTGAGGAATTGTAACTTCCTCGTCTCTGGTGGTGATCTTCTTAGTAACGGCACCATTGTTTTTCATTGTGCCAGTTAGTTTATTGCCACTTACATACGCAGTCTTTCCAAACAAGATTTCAGCAGCGACAGCGGTGGCATCCGTAGAATCAACATCAAATGTGCAAGCACCTTCAATTTGAGCTCCACTCTTGTCGTGAGCTTTAGATCCTTTGAGAAGTTTACTGGGGTCTACGGTGTCGCCAGTAAGGTCGATGAGAACACGACCGCCATAAATAACCTTATTAACGTTTTGGTTAGGCATTTTGATTAACCTCCTCTGCAATATAAACCGTAACCCCATCATAGTTGTTACTGGTTTCGAAATATGGGACTTTTTGAACAACAATATCTTTCTTAAGCACTTTATTGGCTGTTGGCAAGACCTGAGTGTTAAAAGCGTTCGGCACCACTTCATATTCTCCAGAATAAGCATTAAAATCTATCACAGCAGACAGCTTGCCAGACAAACTTCCAAAGCAAGTTAATTTACCAGATAATGTGCATAGTCCAGAGATATGACCAGTAAGGCACTCAAACGCTTTTATGCTACTCATGTCAATGCACCTCTTCCGTTAGCTTAAGAATTGCTTTTGTGATGAAAGTATCAACTTCTCCTGTGGCCTTCGTTAATTCAATGTCGTAGACGTACTTTCCGAAGGGAAGATGTTTTGTATCTTCCGGATTGAGGGTCAAGATCATCGTGTCAATCGGAATCTCCTTGATAAGAAGAGGAGTTTCATCATTATAGTCATTCTTCATGGCAAATCGAATACGATCACCATTCATGGGAATATACTGATTGTCATTTAGATCAGTAATCGTAATAAGCGCCGAAAAAGTATCACCCCGAGTCAAAGTAATCATTGTGCCAGAAACAGAATAACTCATAATCTCACCTCCAATTCAAGCATTGTAAGTTGATTTATGAATCGCAAGTTGGTCGACTTCTGTCATGATTCGCTTAGCCGAACCGTTACCGCCTAATTTTTCATAAGGCTTGTACAAGTATTCACACAGATTCTCATACTCGTCCTGTGTAATGTAGCCCCTCTCGATGTAGGTCATACCGAGATAGATAATGCGATCATGAGCCAAACCAATGAGCATTTGCGTTTCAAGATTGTTGTGCTTATTCTCAGCAGCTTTTCGTTTGCTTCGCTCTTGGATATATGCCCAAAATCCAGAAGAAGCAAGTATCGTCCCCAAAATGGTTAATAGCGTTTGCAGCCAGGGTTCCATTTCCATGTATCATCCTCCTTGAAGTCATAAATGAATTAAGAAGCTTGTAGGAAATATCACCCCAAACCTCTTTTAATTAGGCGAGGGAGCCCACCGCAAAGTAGACTCCCTGCCAATTTCGGTTAATCCACAGGATTACCATTTTCGTCAAGACCGAGAGCTTCCAGATCAGCCTTGACAGCAGCCTTGAACTTCGCCGGAACCTGATTAAAGGTCCGACGACCTGCGATGATGAGTGCGACATACAGTGCTACCATGTTGTTACCTCCTATCAAAATTTTGGATAAAATATAAAACATGGTTACTCCTCCTCAGCGATAAGATCGCCGTTGGTATCGTAGCCATATTCTAACAATTTTGCCTCGACATCTGCCTTAAATTTTTCAGGCACCTGGTCGAAGGTTCTACGCTTATTGATGATAAGCGTGGCGTAAAGATTGACCATTTTTGCTACCTCCTCATTCAGGAATCATTGCTGCGACGGCATCGTACAGATCAGCAATTGCTTCCATGATAGCAAGCTGCTGGGAATCTCCAGTTTCCTGACCTGCCATGATCTGAACAATGTTGTCCGAATCATTTGTACCTTTAATGGCGTTTTCAGCCATAAGCAGATTGGTGTATTCATTGAACTCCTGAGGGGTCAACGCCGCTTCCTGATAAGTCCAGTAAGTGGTTTTATCGCCCTGTTCTGAAGTTCGTGTAATACTCGTAATGTCCTTGCGGAGATATACGGTTCCAACAGTAACCTCAAGTGCAGTTGGCTGGACTGTGCTCTCGGCGTACTTGTAATTTAACTCCATGCGACTTTCCTCCTTTCGCAGTGTAAAGACTGACGAGTTTTTGATATACCCGCTTCTCATCGTATTTGTCATATCGTGAAACTTTTCGCTTCAATTGCTGGAAATTGATACACGGTTTTATCCACTTCCGATACATCAAATAGGTATCGGTGCAGTCGATCCACCCAAGATAAGACAACATTTGACGAGCATCAAGTATGGTTGCTTTCTCCTTTTTGGAGATTTTGCGAGCTTTTCTCGTGGCCTTGTACATAATGGATTTTCGAAGAATCGTTCGATTACGATAAAAGCGAAAGCCCATGAAGTCCAGGTCACGCCCCTGGTTGTTGCCATAAGAAAAGCGGAAGACTTGCCAATTCGCTTTAAGTTCCAAGCCAAGCTCCATTTCCAGATAATCGGAAATTGCTTGCCTCATGCGGTGCAAAACCCTCTTGTTGCTTCCGAAAATGACCATATCGTCCATGTAGCGCATATAGTGCACGGCACAGAGCTGCTCCTTGATGAAATGATCTAAACCCTGTAAATACCAGTTAGAAAGCCATTGAGAAGTATAAAAGCCAAGTGGAATACCAACCTCTGTAACATCGATAATGCGGAATAATAGCTCCAACATCTTCTCGTCATGAACGGTCTTCTTTAACTTGGCTTTCAAACGATCATGTGGAATAGAATCGAAGAAATGGCGAATATCCATTTTGAGGACATACTTACAATTCTTCGGGTCAGTCCTGATCCACTTCTCAATTACCTGCTTTCCTTTATGGGCACCTCTGCCCGGAAGACTGGCATAGCTGTGTTCGTACATTCCCTTGCAGAACATCGGCTTCATGGCATTTACGATGCAATGCTGAACAAGCAGCTCTTCCATCGTAGGGACAATAATAGTGCGCTCCTTGCGAGTAATCCCATCATAAATGTAAACCGGCACATGCTCGGCGTTTTCGTAGTTGACTATCCAGTCTAAGGATTGTTCAACTGCGGCATCGTCAGACATGTGCCGGTGTTTCATGATTTTACGGAATCTCTTGCTGTGCTTTGCTTGAGACAGAGCGTACCGTCGGTTCGTTTCGGATATTGTTTTTTCGTACAAGTGGTTATAGGATTTCATGTTCTCTCTTATCCTCTCATCCGCTTTCGACTTATTCTCAGCTACTCACAGATGCTTGCACCGAGTTAATTTTCACCAAGTGGTGAGGAAGAGATGCGGATATCTCTTGCCATTTTGAAATGGCGGCATACACTGCATTATAGAGAGCTTCTTATGGATAAGATAGAGCCGCGCCATTGTTCGAGTTCGAATTGGACGCCGTATTGTTCAGATTAGCGTAGAAAGGACCGACCATAAGGTCATTGTTCCAGTTGCCGCCGACATACGCGCTGGGCGCAGTGTATACCCCTAATATTTAATTGTTTTCGTTTACCCGGCGAACCTAAGGTTCTCCTGTCCTCTCCTCGCTGCTTACGCAGCAGCAAGCGGTTTACAAGAGAGAGCCGCGCCACGGTCCGAGTTCGAATCGGACGCCGTAAGGTTCAGATCAGCGGAGAAAGGACCGACCAGAAGGTCATCGTCCCAGTTGCCGCCGACATACGCGTAATTGACCTGGCCGTTATTGTACCACATGCCGTCAGCCTCATAAGTGCTGCTGGAACCACTCGCATTAACAGGCAGCCGTCCGAATGCTTCCGTCTTCATGCTGCTGATGTAGCCACCGGAAGAACCAGCCGGGGTAGCATTTGCGATCGTCTTATAACCGTTTCCGTCTGTGTTGTAGTCGGTTACAGTAGAGCCATCGTGAGTACCACGAGTCAGCTTGACCTTCTGCGTACCATTAGCATTGATCCAGCCGGCAGTACGACGCCACAGGTTACCCCAGACATTCTCCATACCGAAGACCTTCACGCCGGAAGTCTTGTCATTAGAACCCCAGAACATACCCTTGGAGTTCATCGTACCAGGAGCAATACTATTGGAACTATTGCACCGTCCGTAGCCAAATGCAGTCTGGCACTCAGTAGAACGAGCCATCATAACCAACAGATCCTGAAGCAGAAGTCTGTCAGCCAGCACCTCGGTATACCAGTCATTGCCGTTTGCCTTTGCATAGGCGATTTCGTTAGCCGCCGTGGTGTTTACGCTGTTAGCTGCACCGCTGATAGAACGCAGCTTACCGGAAACCAGAGAACCGAAATAGATGGGGGTATAGAAATGATCGATCTGGTTGTTATTGCGGTCATAGTTACACCAGCAATCCCAAGTATCGTCCTGAGGAGTATCGGAGCAGCGGAAATGGTAAACACCATTCGATTCCCAACGCTTTGTATAGATCTTCGGCCATTCCATCATGGCGTTGCCGCCGAAAGAAGTATCCGTAACCTTGGATGTGGTGCCGTTGACCTTCTTGGTATAGTCGTTAGGATTGAGATAGTGATCTACAACACCTGCGTAAGTTAGCATACAGGGGCGCGGCATAAACTTTTCGCCCGGATCAAACGCCCAACCACCATAGTTGAACTTACCAGTGCTGAAATTCATAGCCGCCGGAGTAAACGCTGCATTATCCACATCAGAAGGATAAGTTACTCGTCCTGTGGGGCTGGAAGTCGCTTTCACCAAATCATAACCGAACAGATAATCTCTCTTCTTCGGCGTTACGCTGGTTCTGTTTGCCTCGCTGCGATTATAGGCACCGGTACTGGTGTAAGGGAATGCGGAATAGTAATACACCACTCCGACCGTCACATTAGTATCCGTATAAGTGCCGTTTGCAGTGATGTTCTTGAATAGCTCACCCTCAGTCTCGCTGGTAGGATAACCGGTCGTGCTCCTACGGATAACTGCACCTGCAACGCCACTCGGAAGCTTCGCCGTAATTTCTACCTTAACGGTATCAGACGCTGAGACATACACCGACTTAGCGGAAAACTCCTGCATCGGCTCCGGTTCATTAACGACTACACGGTTAGCCTTGTTTCGGTTATACACACCCTGAGTGGTATAAGGGAATGCTGCATAGTAGTAAGTTCCGGTAGGAGATGCACCACTATCTGCGAAGACAGTGGACGCTTTGATGTTGGCGACCAGATCACCATCGAACTCGTCCTTAGGATAATCGGTTGTCTTCCTCCGGATAATCGCACCTTCCACGGTGCAGAGTGTCTGGTTGTTCACGACCGTGTCGTTAGGAAGTGTTGCTGTGACTTTCACAACGCCACTCTCAACAGCCACGCTGAATGCCAGCATATTGGACGGCTCAATGCCGCCAAAGAAATGTCGGTTTTTACCGAAAATCAGATCTTCTTCTGCCATTTTGATTATTCTCCTTTCGCTTTAAGAATAAGTTACAACGGTGCTGATAAGCTTGCCATCGGAGTCAAAAGTTTTGACGGCTCTCGCCACTTCTGCTCCAGCTGCACTTTTCAGCACATTTGTCATGGTCAGGAATCCATCAGAAAAAGTCTTCGTCAAGGTTCTACCATCGCTCGCAGTCGAAGTGATAACAATACCATCATCTGAAAACTCCTTGGTTCCGTCTTCGAAGCCAACCAGTAAAATCCGCTTGACCTCTTCCTTGTCGATCTCAAGTTGCAGATTACCGGCGACATCGCCGCTTAGCTGATCTTTCATCTGATTATACCAGGCAAGAAAATCAGCCTGTTCAGATGCGATCCACTGGTCAAGAACGGTCTGCTCCTGTTGGAGGTCCGCTTTCATTTTATTGAACCAAGCCGTGAAATCGCTTTCCTCCTGAGCAATCCAGTCATCGACTTCCTGAGATCGTGCATCAGTAAACCGATCAAGCTCATCCTGCCATTTGCCAAGCAACTCGTCCAGACTGATTGTCTGAAGAATGCCAGTTACAAATGGAGTAGATTCTGTGCCAACCATAGGGGTAATGTCAGCTTGGTTAATAACCGCAGTGCCGTACTTTCTGTAAATATAACAGAGAGGGTACTGATGGACATTTCCCTCGTTCGTCAAAGTCGGTCTCGACGGTGCGCTGGACGGATTACCCTTGACAAATTTGATGGTGTTCTCACGCACCGACTCAGTTCCGTTTACTTCCAGAACCACAGCATCGATGCGATCAAGAAGCACTTCTGCTTCCGGGGCAGTCATCGGCAGGATGCTGTCGTTGACTGTCCATGTATGGTCGAACCAGGCTTTGCCGATACCGACATTCACGGTAAGACCGCCTGCCGCCTTCACAGCAAAAGCGGTTCCGATAGAAGCAAATACACCATCGATGATGAGTCCGTCAAAGATAGCTGACATCTGTGCAGCATTGTATTTGCGGTCACCGTTAAGTGAATTGAAAAATCCGCTTGATACGCTCATTCAGTTTCTCCCTCCTTACTTTGAAATAGTTTTGAAGGTCGGATAAATCGACAATCCTTCCTCACTGTTTGAGATGACCAGCTCTGAAATGTAAGCTGATCCCTCATTGCCATATTCATTGGCGATTTGAACGATGTCTCCGATAAAGAAGTCTTCGCCGTACTTGAACAGGCGAGTGACTTCGACCTCTCCTTCGAATGCAGTGGTTACAATATGGTCGGCCAGGTTCTTCAAGCCCTTTGTCTGAAGCTGTGCCATGTATTCCGCATCAGAAAGTGTTCCATCCTCAGTATCGGATGAGATGTCACGAGCATCTGTGAAAAGCTCACGCCGGTCAAGTCCGGAGGCTGAGCCAACGATAACAGTTCGCCTTGACGCTCCTTCACCTTCTCCTGCGACCAGAGTCACATTTCGAAAACTCGCTCTGGATGAATAATAGTTGCTGTTGATGATGTTCTCAAAGTTTGGAGAGAAAACAACATACGGATTTTCTGTCTGCTCATAAGAGCGATCAACGCCGGCATACAGACTGAATGCAAACTTGTTTTCATCTGTCAGTACGATCTTGAACCCTATATTGTTTTCCTCACAAAGTCCTTTTACGACATCGTACAGGCAGTCACCTGTGTATTGGTTGTCGATTTTCAGACTTGTGATTTTAGGGTCAGTAGAAGGCACGAACACAAAGTTAGAAATCTTTCGATCGGCAATAGACGGTGAAATGATGCACTCATTCAACATCGTCTGGATGCCATTTTGAAGATTTCCATTAAAGATTCGCTGTCCCCAGATGATGCGGCGTTCAAGAATAGACTCCAACGATCTGCCTGTGACAATAAGATGATTTCCTTCTTCTGTGTCGGCATTGATCTTGATGTCCTCGATAATCATACAGTGCTCCGAATCCTTCAGCCACAGATAGTAATCCTCTTTCAAATACTGCAAGAGTTGTGTATCCATAGCGAAGAATATCTCGAAATCTCCATACGAATTATACCGGTCAGTCCATATCATGGATTCATAAGTATCTATGACGGCTACGGACTCGAAATCGGTGTTTAAGACCAAAAGCTCCATAGTTATACCCCCTCATAGATGACTTTGTTTTCGATCCTGAACTGAAGATTCGTAACACCGCTGTCAGCAGTAAAGGCAAAAATGTTATCGCCCTTTGCCAGCGTGAACCAGTCGGTGTTCTTATCCAGACAGTTCAGAATATTGTAAGAAACGCCTTCACGAATCAAGGTAATGCTCTTATCGCCCTTTGAGGTGTTAATGACAATATCGTCACTTGCAACAACGCCCTTTCCCGTGAGCTTTTGGAGCTTCACGGTATCGATCTTCATGACTTCTCTGGTTTCCGTATTGTAGATATTGATGTTACTTGCCGGTCCGATTGCATGGATATAGATCGTTACGCCAATTTCAGCATCGCCATAGTAAGTGATGACTCCCTCCGTCTTGATTTGGATTTCGCCAAATACAAGCAGCGGTTCCGTCAGAGACTCATTCGAGAACGGAAACTCGAACATCGGGTCAATACTGTAGAAATCCGTTACATTGTTTCCATCCTCACCGGCTGAATAGAAGAACGGGTCAGGGCAAATGATCGAGATTGATGTTCCTTCCTGTGAGCTGAAAATATTTGGTTCGTTCGATTCCACATAACCGTTTGTTCGTACATATCGGTTATCGGTTTCAATAATGATCTCAACATTTTTCTTTGCCGGAAAGTATTTGTAGGATTTCTGTCGCACATCCTCAATGATTTCTCCGTAAACCGTATCAACAAATACAATCTGGAAAACAATGTTCCGCTGACTCAATCTTGCGGAGTTAAACATAGAGCCATCATTAGTGACGACTTCCGTCGTGTTGACAGTTGCTTTGACCGGACCTAAGCCGGTTACAGACTTGATGAGGAAGCCCGAAACCTCAGGCTCCCTCAAGTCAAGTTTGATCCTATCACCTAAGTAATTGGTGATAGCAAATGAGTGAATCATGTTTCCACCAATCCTTTCAACGCCGAGAACTGGTTCTTCGTCTGACGATAAATGTCAATCCTCGACAGTGCCTTAGGCGAATAGTTGTTTTGTGTGAAATTGTAGTTGTTTCCAGAGGCAGGTGTAGTACCGCCATTTTGAACGACACTTGCACCATCACGCTCCATACCTGCACTGATCTTCATTGCCTGATTTCGACTCAGAAGTGCCGATAGTCTACCAGCACCCTCCGTTACATCAGACAGATCAAGCAGCGGTCGAATCGTCGGTTGAGAGTCAATTCCGTTTTCGATGAAATCACCAATCTTAGAAACTGCGTTGCGGAGTCCTTCCTTAGCCGACTTTGCAACAGATGCACCGGCATCGTAAGACTTATCGGTGTAGTCGATCAAAGAATTGACAAATCCCATACCAAAGAATCCGCCAATTCGATAGCCAACTTTAGATGGTGAGTTGATGTCGAGCTCAGCTTCCGCAGCCTGTGCAGCAGCTCTTGCCATTGCTCTGGCTCGTGCTTCTGCGTACCAGGTATACTCGTCAATACCCTTAGCAAAACCCTCGACAAGATATTTACCGGCATTGTAGAAGTCAGTATACTTATTTCGGATTGCTGTCAGACAACTGTTAATGATCTGAACAAAGGCGTCTTTCGCAAGCTGGTTCTTTGTTCGGATGCCAGCAATGAGGTTTGTCATCGTAGTCTGTCCAACGGTGTTAAACTCGTAGAACTTATTTCGGATTGCTGTCAGACAACCGGATACAATAGTGACAAATGCCGACCGAGCAGATGCGTCGCCGGTACGAATGCCAGAGATAAAGTTGGTCATCATCGTCTGCCCCATGATTGTGAACTGACTGTACTTGCTTGTAAAAGTAGTGACAATACCGTTAATCATGGTGGTGAAAGTGCTTGTCAGATTTCCTTGCTGTGCTTTGGCGGCATTGATAAATGTAGTGACCATTGTGTTTGCGGCTGTGCTTACACGAGAATTAGCATTTGTAAAGGCATTGATGAAGCCGTCGATACCTGCATTACCCAAATTCGTAAGATTCTGAGCAAATGTGGACATTCCACTTGTGTCAACACTCTTAATGCCGTTTGCCAAGTCCACAAGGTTTCTGAACTCGACAACTACTCCACTCAGCTTGGTCACATCCACGCCACTGACGCTATTGTAATATGCAGCGAAAGACTGGCCGAAAGACACCAACTGTTCACCGAAGCTTGCAATATCGTTATCACCCGTAAACCAGGATACGATGCCACCGCTATTCGGCAAGTTATTCGAAAGCTCAACCAGAGCTTTAGCTGCATTTGCAGAGTTTGTAACAACAGATGCATCCAACCCTGTTACAGCCAAAGAGTAGTTCTTCATTGCAGTACCAAACGGAACAAGCTGCTCGCCAAAAGTTTCAAGGTCATTGTCCCCCGTAAACCAGGATACAACTCCACCTGTATTTGGTACCGTATTTGCAAGCTCAAGCAAAGCCTGACCTGCGGTAACACTATTTTGAATAACATCGGCTTTCAGTCCAGAAACGGCATCAGAGAAATTCTTCATTGCTCTGCCGAAAGGAACAAGCTGTTCACCGAAGTCGTCCATATCGTTTTCACCCGCAAAGAATCCGACAACACCGCCGCTATTCGGAACGGTGCTTGCCATCTCTGCAAGCGCTTTACCGGCTGTAGCCGCTTCCGTAATCACACTGGCATCGATTCCAGCGACTTCATTTGCGAAGTTACGCATGGCGCGACCAAAGGGAATAAGCTGTTCGCCGAATGCGTTCATGTCATTCTCTCCGGCAAAGAATCCAACGACACCGCCCGTATTGGGAAGCGTGTCAGCCATCTCTGCGAGAGTCTTGCCGGCAATTGCAGCATTGGAAACTGCTTCTCCATCAATACCGCTAATTTCATCAGAGAACTGTTTCATGGCTTTTCCGAACGGAACCATCTCTTCAGCAAAGCCGGAAAGTGAGCTTCCGCCGGTAAACCACGAGGTCAATCCATCCAAAATATTTGCGGCAGTCAGGATAAGAATCGTTTCTGCAAGAGCCTTAACGCCATCCAACATAGCCGGGTCTATAGAAGCAGCGCCGTCAAGGAACGGCTGAACATTGGTCATAAATCCGGAAAGATCGGAGCCAATTTGAGGGAATTGACTGGATACGCCGCTCATAAAGCCGCCGACAATACCGCCAACAAACTTGCCGATCGCCGTGCCAATTCCCTGAAGTAGATTTCCGCCTTCATTGATAAGCCAGTTCAAGCCCGGAATTTGTGCCAGGGCACCAACAGCAGCGAGCACAAGAGCAAGTTCAGCGATAACGGCCCCCATACCGAGAACACCCAGCATTGCACCGGGAACCAGAGCAGCCACTGCACTCAAAGCCGCCATAATCGCTGCAAGCAGACCGATGCCGACAATTCCCTGAAGAAGTGTCTCGGTATCAATACCTTTAAGCGCATCCACAATGCCTGAGAAGAACGCCATCAGTACATCTACCGCAGCCTGAATCAGACCGGGGAGATTTTTGGCGACGCCCTCAAGTACAGCAATAAGGAATTGGAAAATAGAATCGACGATAGACGGGGTGTATTCTACCAACGCTTCAAGAACACCTGCGATAAGCTTCAGTGCTCCGTCAGCAATAGCGGGAACACACTCAACGAGCACATCCACCAGCATAAGAACAACTGCTTTGACTGCTTCGCCGATAGCTCCTGCACTATCTGCGATAACTTTGCAGAACTCAACGATTGCCTCACCGATCTTAGCCACGATAGCAGGAATGAGTGCTGCAACACCTGTAATAATAACAGTCAAGGAAGCAACAATGGCTGTGGCACCGGCAGTTCCAGCAGCCGCAAGAGCCGTCAAACCTACTGCCAAAGCAGACAAACCAGCACCAGCCAAAGCGAGTCCGGCACCAATGCCAACGACTGCTACTCCGATTAGTGCCAAGGAGCCGCTCAAAGCAAGAATAGAAGGAACCAATGGAGTGAGCACAGCACCTGCAACGCCGAGAACAGCAAATGCTCCGGCTAAGGTAACAAGACCCTTGACAATGGAACTCCAGCTCATAGCGCCGAGAATAGCCAATACAGGGGTGAGTACCAAAAGTGCACTCGCAGCAACAAGCAGAGCCGCAGAACCGGCAAGAGTACCTGTCATGGTATTTAACCCGATGGCAAGAATAGTCATTGCTCCGCCGAGAGTGATAAGACCCTTTGCTACCTGCTCCCAACTTAGATTCCCCATTTTCTCAAGGGCGGTTGAGAGAACGACAAGCGCCGCAGAAACAATTACCAAACCGGCACCAATACCAGCCATATTATTCGGCATGAATTTAACCGCCACGGTGATAGCGGCAAGTGCTCCCGCCATAGCAGTCAGACCACGAGCGATCTCACCCCACTGCATGGTTGAGAAATCCTTAACCGCAGAGGCAAGGATTTTCATAGCGGCGGCGATGGCGATTAACGCCACACCGGTAGAAATGACATTTTGAGCATTTCCGGTAAGTTTTGTGAATGCAGTGATCTCGGCAAGAAGAACAGCAATAGAAGCAAGCCCCTTACCGATGTCTTCCCATTTCATTTCGCCGAAATCTTTGCAGGCAGAGGCCAACACCTTGATTGCTGCTGAAAGAATTACAATACCTGTAGCCGTAGTAATGGATTTACCGCTGAATTTTGCGGTTCTCAGGAACAGAGAAACCTCGGCAAGCAATACGCCAACGCCGACAAGACCTTTCGCAAGTTGGTTCCAGTCCAATTTAGCAAGTTGCTCACAAACAGAAGCAAGAATCTTGATTGCGGCTGCAAAGATCACCATTTGAGTAGCACCCTTGATGATGGTTTTACTGTTGGAACTCATAGCTTTGGCTGCGGCAACCATCATAGCCGTCAAACCTGCAACGCCAATCAGACCAGTAGTAAGCTGCTTTGCATCCAGATCAGCAATCTTTTTAAGTGCGCTCGCTAAAATCAGCACTGCCGTAGCAATTCCGAGCATAGCAGTTACACTCTTCATCACACCAGTTGCCTGACCGCTGATTTTGTTGAATACAGCCATCGAAGCAAGAAGTTCAGCGAATAGCACAGTGATTGCTCCAAGGGCTACATTCAGCTTTTCGCTGTCCACAAGACTAAGCGCAATCAAAGATGCAGTAAGAATAGCAATAGCAGACGCGATCTTCAGCAATGTACCAGCCTGCAACTGAGTCTGGTAAGTTTCAAAGCATCCTCGAACACTGTCAAGAATTCCGATAAAAGATTCCTTGAAACTGCCGATATCTTCAATAGCTTTTCGGAAGGTGCCGACAAACTTTGTGATACCGACAGCAATAGCACCGAACGAGATACCATTCAGCAGATCAATAATTCCGCTGAAATTAGCTTCACCGAGATTCTTTGCTAAAGAACTGCCGAGTTCGCCAAGGATTTTAACGATGCCACTTCCGATTGTCTTAACGGCGTTCCACACAGCAGAGAGAAGCTGAACAAATTGGCAATTAGCAAGAGCTTCACCAATGACCTCAAAGGCGACGATAACCCCAGATTTCATCTCACCGGCTGCTTCTCCGACTTGAGTCATCCTCTCATGAATTCGCTCAAGCAGAGAATGAAACAATTCGAAATTGGCGGATTCGAATTTCTCTTTGATCTTGTTCTTCAGTGTGGATAAAGCTGTCATAATTGTCTGTATGACCGTAGCAATACCCTCACCGACTTTCTGGAATGCTCCGCTGGTTTTGATAAACTCATCAAACGCAACAATAGCATCGCCAATCCCACCAGTGAAACCAAGAATTCCATCTCCGAGTGTCCCAAACCCGCCAAACAACGGTTTAATTGCCGTAAATATAGCAGAAAAGGCTTGTTTAACGATGTCCAAGATCGCAAACAAGCCTTTGAAAGTGGATTTTAGATTAGCTGAAGCTGTATCACTGAGCTTCAAATTTGCTGTGAATTTTCGCAAATTCTCAGTAATATCATAAAGCTGCTGGGCTGTGGTGGGAGGAAATATCTCACGGAATGCCTCATAGATCGGTTTGATAACACTCTGAACGCCTTCAAAAGCATTTTTAAGTGCCTCAATCAGTTTGGTTCTTCCGCCAAGATCTTTCCACCCTTGCAACATCTCATTGCGAGCATCTGCTTGGGCATCGATAAATCCACCGATAACCTGGCTGAGTCCAGTCCAAAGTTCTTTGGCTTCCTCAAAATCACCAAACAGGATTTCCCATGTATTTGCCCATCCGGAGCCTACGGCTTCCTTGAGAGTATCTATCAACTGAGTGAATGTCTTAACATCCTGTGCAGCCGCAAATGCTTTAGCACCGATTTCAGTCGTTTCATCCGCATAATTGCGAAGAGTACCGACCAGAGCTTCCGTGGTCATCCACTGATCCTGCAAAGAATCATTGAAGCCATGTGTAGCATCGATGACATTACCCTTAACCGTTTTATACATGCCGTCGGCAGTTTTAGTCAAGGTGCCACAGGCAACAGCCGACTCAAGAAGCTGAGTCTTAAATTCAACGGTCGCCATATTAGCATTCTCAATTGACTTCCAGTCAATCAACTTAACATAACCGGCAGACAGTGCCTGCGCAAAGTTATACATGGCACGGGATGCCTCATTTGCATTGGCGCCGGACACAGCGGCAACATTCGACACACCCTGAATAGCCATTACTGCATCCTCAAGACCGACACCAGCATTGGTAAATTTACCGATGTTGGAAGTCATATCCTGGAAGGAGTAAATGGTCTTATCCGAGTAAGTGTTCAATTCCTGAAGATACTTATTAACTTCTTCAAGAGAGGCGCCGGTACTCATCATGATGGTCTGAATTGACCCCATCTTCAGCTCGTATTCCTCAAAACCCTGACTGATAGGTTCAATTGTCAAGGAATGGAGCATTTGCTTGCCGGTATTAACGACTGAGTTGGTGATGTTTGCAAGGGCGGTTACAGCCATGATCTCCAATGCCGAGAATCGAGTCTTTACTGTTTCAACCGCAGAGCCAAGCCCCGACATATCGACTTTCTTAGCAGCACTGTCAATGCTTTCAAGACCTTTTGTAGCGCCGTCCATATCCAAACTTTTCTTTAATTTTTCAATGGTGGACAAACTGGTTTGAACATTGCTCTCAAACTGCTTATTGTCAAACCGCATTTCTACGACTCTTTCGTCGATAGTTTTACTCATAGCTTCGTAACCTCCTTCCATGCTTCATTTGCAATTTTATCGAAAATAGGCTGGATAGCAGGATTGATGTAATCTCGACCCTGTACCCAGCCCCCGTTGCGAGTCCCGTGACCATATTGCAGAATGATCGCAATTGGAACCCCATTTTGAATATTTGAGTTGTAAAAGGTGATCTTTGCAGATCCATTTCGGTTTACGATCTCGTAATACCATGAACTGGCGGTCAAACCGGAATCGACAGGCGTTGCAGACGCAAGAGCAGCGACCCCTTCTCGGCCATACTTGTCGAGGTCTCCGAGATGGACCACTTCTTTTGCCCTCTCCAAAAAGCGTGTAACCTTAGAGAAGTCTCCCTTGTGACTGAACCTTATCATTCACGGACCTCCTTATTTAAGAAGCTGATTAACCCGATTCTGTATTACGGAAGGATCGTAACCAGCCGCCTTCAGACGATTAGTCCTGTCCACGCCGTTACCCCACAGACCCTGAATTACTTCGCGGGCGATCTGGTCAGTGCTTTTCTTCGCAGAAGATGCAGAGACTGCCGTCCCACTTTTGGTTGTTATATAGGTGTCAAAACCAGCAGCTTTCAGCTTTGCAGCCATAGCGTCAGCATTTGCTTTCTTACTGAATGCGCCGACCTGAATCTTGTAAAGATTATCGACCTTAACCATGTAAGTATCAAAACCGGCAGCTTTCACCTTCTGAAGCATTGCATCTGCATTCGTCTTATTGCTGAAGGCTCCTGTCTGCACTCGATAAAGTGCCTGATTATCGGCAGGCTTCTCAGTTCCGCCAGCAGAGCCCCCAAGCTTAGCCGTAACTTTGGACGCAAGATCTCCCATTCGAGCATACATCCAGTCACCAGGGCAACTCTTGTTGGCGAACCAACGATGTACGGTCAGAACCATTTCATTGGAAGCCGGCTCATAGTTCAGAGTCTTCGTCTTATCGCCGAACCAGAGCAGCTTGGTTTTTCCGTAACGCTTGCAAATGTCTGTGCAAAGCTCGATCAGTTTAGCATATACAGTGTCGTTGAATGCATAAGGATGTGTGGCATCGCTGGCACACTCGATTGTGATCGCACGCTGGTCATTCGCATTAGAGGAAGAACACCAGGAACGGTTCTTTTCTTCCACATACATGCCCACTCGACCATCCACGCCGATACCATACTGACAGGAAGCCTGTCGGGAAGTCGGAGCAAAAATATTACCCAAAGTCTCTACAGAGCACTGACCGACCACACAATGAGGCGTGATACGGTCAACGACATGGGTTCTCTGACCGGAATGATTAGGGCTTAACTTGGTATAAGATACCAGAGGACTGTTACTCATTTTTCGTTTCCTCCTTCACGCTCTGGATCTGTTTCAGCATCTGAATAACCTTGTCATAACCGACCGTAGAGATCAGGAAGCCCAGATACATCAGAACGACGATCTCAACCCCAATCTTCATAGTAAAGACCGTGTCGGTCATGATAAGGTAAATCACGCTAACAGCACAGGCGATCAGGACGGACAGAACTGCCGCAAGAACATTAGAAGAATACTTGACCTTCGTTCCGTCAAGCAGCTTCTTAATGCCCTCCACTGTCAGATTCGTGATAACGGATACGATCAACAGTGCTGTAGTCAAAAAACTGATAGGCATAACTAAACCTCCTCATAATTCGTATTTTCTTCTGGTTCGCTTTCCTGCTTGAGTCGTTCTTCACGCTTTTCGAAGAATGTTTCGAAAAGGGCTTTGAAGAAGTAGCCAAGCATAACCCCGACAACGGTCGACGCTATTGTGCTGGAAAGCGATTCCGCAATTTGTACTTGCCCCATAAATGCAAGCACATAAGACAGTTGCAAATCAACCAGAGAAACCACCAGAATGATTGCTACTGCTTTTTTGGTAAAAGTTTTAAGCCAGTTATTGTAAGGCTGCTTTTTATGGCAAACTCGCCTTAACAGGCATTTTCGGCATCGTCTGTTCATTCAATCACCCCTTAGAGCCAAAGCGTTTTCGATTGGCAGCGTTGATAGCTGCGTTCCGATTCCACATTTCACGCTTACTTCTTCGCTTAGGCGGAGAGTTCTTGACATTACATACCCGTATGAGGGTCAGCAGTCTGTTCAAATGCCATTTTTGAAACTCCACAGGGATGTTATAGGAAATCATCCAGTAGTAAATAAGCTCAGATGTAACCGTTTCTTTATTACCTCTTGTCTGCTTGTCCTCGATAAGGCAAGTAGCAGTCATAGGTGCTTCGATGTACGCATTGATGGCGGCGTAGTTTTCAGCAGACAGCCGAGTATATACTTCGGGATCGACATTCTGGGTTAAGGTCATACATCGTACATAATCAAGAATTTCCTCATCGGTTTTTTCTTGTTTTCCGAGAAATGCCTTATTCCATTTGCTTTCCCATTTTGAAAGAGAGACTAAGGAATGCTCCAACTGCAAAGCCTGCTCTTTCTTGTAGACAAATTCTTCATGAATTTCATCCCAAAACTCGGCAGCCGGCACAGTAATTTTCAGCATTCCTTAGCCCTCCGAGCTTTCTTTAATTAGATGCGATGGGCGCAGCCTGCTTATTGCCGTTGGCACGCATCACACGGTTGACAAATTCGGATGCAGCGCCGGCATCGGTGACAAGCTTCTCAAACAGGACCTCATAAGCGGGAGTTTCCATAAAGCCTCTGGAAATTTCCTCAGACTTCATGAAGCGTCTGCCATCATCACTCTTCTCGCCATAGGCGGTCTTAATAAAGTTCTCGAAGAACTCCATAATAAGCGCCCCATTCGGACTGGCAGCAATACTCTTGAGCTGAACATCGTAGCCACCCTTGGCACTCGCCTGCATCTTTACGATTTCAGGCTTGGACAGGTCGAAGTAGAAATCTTCGGTTCTCTGAACGCCATTCAGATCGGTATAAGTGATAGTTTCCTTAGTCATTGAATTTTTCTCCTTTCAAATTAAAAAAGTAGGAGCCGCCAGCTTACCTGAATACGGCTCCATAATTATACAGATTAGCCCTGAGGATTCAGAGTCTTATCGAACAGTTCGATAATCTCATCGGGCAGAGGCAGACGAGGCTCGACACCATCGTTGCCGCCATCGGTGGTCGGGTCCTTACCGTACAGGATCTCTTCCAGCTGAGTCATGAACTCGGCACTAAACTTAGTGGAGTCAAAGGTCAGCGTGGCGGTCGGCTTCAGCTTCTTACCGTTGACCAGCTTGTTGATAGAAACAGGCGTGGTGCTGATTTCCCAGGACAGAGTAGCCGCCTCAGGACTGTCGTTGACAGTGCTGTAACCCTTTTCAGAAGGTGCTGCCAAACAACCATAAACCAGATGCAGCTTATAACCGTAATCGTTCAGATCGGTATCGTTACCCAGAATGGTACGATATGCCAAGCCGAAAGTCTTACGGGACTGCTGACCGGCGTACATACCGGGCATGATCTCAACGGAACCATCACACTCAGCAAACTCGTCAGGATACATATACGCCTCGACGGTAGCACCGAATTCTTCGTTTGAAACCAGGTTGACATACTTGATGTTGTCAGCGTAAATCGGGGAAGCCTCGGCCCCGGAAGGACTCTCGGTAACGGCAGTCAGACCATTCCATGCAACGCCCTTGTTGTAAACGCCGCCGGTCTGCATCGGATAGAGAACGCCATGGTCACAGCCAGTTTCATACAGGCGTTCACCAGTTTTATCCCAAATGATTTTGGACATAAAGATATTCCTCCTTATCAGAAATAGAGCGAGAAATTCCAGTGATTCAGATTCTCGCTTGTATAATATCGTTCAAATCGGCAGGTAGGTATAGCAACCACCTTACCAACAAGCTCACTATCCGGATCAGAGTCAATGACTGTGACCGAATAATGTCTGTGAGATGAATAAACCCCGTTATCGGCGTGCACATTTTCGATGTCATCAAGTGCATAAACGATAGCGGGGTATTTCATTTTTACCGACTCAGGAGGTTGAAAATACACATTTTTGCTTTCAAGGAGTTCTTCCAGGAAAGTTTGCAGATCAAGCCTGCTCGCCATTGTATACACCTCCCACAGTCAGTATAAGTCTTGGGTACTGAACTTCAACGCTTGTCACCTTCCATTTAGCACCCATAAACTCAACATACCTCATCGAATGAAAATTCTCATTGGCAAATGGATCGGCTACGATACTGATCTCATTCGCAACATTGATGTTGTCGTTGAGTTGTTCCGCAGACTGAAGCCTACGAGTGTTACGAGTTAAATCACCATAGTACATACGCTCGATGATTTTCTCTGTCCAAACGCCCGGCTTAGTCTCTTCTGTTACAGCGTAGCCAATTACTCCATAAAATTTAGCCATTTTGAATTTTCACTCCTTACTCAGTCGCCAAGGTCAGTCCCTTAAGACTATAAGTCTTTGTGGCGGTATCTTCACCATTGGTGACAGTAACCTTTACCGACTGCTTTGCCGTATCGGCGATCTTCAGCACAATCAAACCATCGTCGTCCAGTTCGACTGCTCCATTCTTACCGCCAATCAGTTCCACTGTAACCGTTGCATCTTCCGGTTCCTGAGTTACATGCAGAGCGAGATAGTTACCACTCTGCTCATCGGTCGCACTGCTGAATCCCGTGTAATCGGTGACCAGCTTCAGCGTACCGGTAATTTCTCTACCGGAGATTGCAACATTCTCCTGCAAATTTGCTGCGATTTTACCGAGCAATTCCGTCTCACCGTCCGCAGATTCAACCGTGAGACTCGTTAAGGGCGGTCAGTGACATCCTCTTCCAGAGCAATAGCGGACATAACACGAGTGTTAGCACCGGAGCAACGAGTCTCCAGCAGGCTCTTCTCCTGGTTGAAGTCGATGTCGAAATCAGTGAAGTGAGTGATTTCACCGCCCTTGGTAGCGCCCAGAGAATAGTCAGCCAGGTTGACCATAAGACCCAGAAGCTTCTTGGTCTTGCTGTCCGTAGTAGTACGAGTCTTACCCTCGAACTGTTCGGCGGTGATGATCTGTCCAACATTCAGAGCCGCAGCCAGATCGCTGACCTTGTCATAAATGCGGCGTCCATTCAGGTCACGGGCAAGCAGCATGACATTGACCAGATGAGGCGTGCAGTAGAAGTCGGGAGTGCCGGAACCCTTATACTTCTCACGAGCATACAGCAGAGACTGAATCACGGCTTCTGCATAAATGTAATTCTCGCCGAAATTAGCGGAAGTGTTGGTACCCTGAAGTGTGCTATTCATGCCGGCAATGTCGACATCAGCATGAATGGTGTACAGCTCGTCATCCAGCCAAATCGGGCGGATCTTATCCTCAGCGATCTTACCATCAGCACCGACCTGACGACCGTCACCGATCATGATAGCCGTAGCCAGTTCCTCGTTCAGATTCATACGGTCAATACCATACAGGTACTGCACCACATCGAAGTCCTGAATATCGATGATGTCGTCACGATCAAGCTTACTCTTTACATACACGGTCTGAGGATCAGTCGTTCTGTGGAGCAGCTGAATATTGCCAACATAACCCTTCTGGGTACCCTTCTTATAACCCTTGGCACGGAGAGCCTCAATGTTACGCAGATCAGCCTGGCGGGTACGGATACGGGAGATAGGGCTCTTATGAACCTTCTTCAGAACCTCGTTTACCCACCCCTGGTCAGTGGTAAGCAGTTCGGGAGCACCGGGACGAACAGCCTTGTACTCGGGGAACAGGGTTTCAATACCGTCGATACCATGAGCCAGAACGCTGTCAGGATTCTGTTCTGCGTAGATGTCCATAGCAGTACGAAGACTGCCGACGCTGTTGGACTTAGCCATAGAAATGATGCTTACCTGGTCAGCATGAGACAGAACCTCGGTCTTCTTCTGCTGATCGTTGTCAAAGACATTATGTTTCATTGTGTTATCCTCCTTATTGGATTCAGATTTGTTGTCGGAATCATCTTTGGATTCCTTTTCGGGTTCGCCTTCGAGAGCCTGTGCGATAAGCGCATACATTACATTCTGCTGCTTCTCGGACATGGAATCGATTACATCAGCAACCGTCTCTTCATCGTCCTTCTTCTCTTCCTTGCTTTCGGCAGGCTTGTCCTCTTTGGTATTCTCCTTCTTTTCCTCCTCTTTCTGCTCATCCTTAGACTCGGCAGAATGGGAAAGGCAAAGAGGCATTCCGGTATAGATGATAGCTTCATCATCGGACATTTCACCATGCTTCAGCATAGAGTCAATAAATGCACCAGGATTAGCACCCTTATGCACAAGACTTACCTCACAAATACAACCATGCAGTACATCAGGACCAGCCTGCTGAAGTTGATTGGCGTAAATGGACAGAGCGCAAATGTCACCATGCTTGATAAGGACTTTCGCAATTTCACCGTCAGCGGTGTCATTGAGGAAGCCATAGGTGTAAACACCTTCCTCACGGTTCTCAAGCCATGCATGACCGAGAACATCAC